ATGGCACCCCCCGCGCACCCCCAGCGAGAGGTCTTTGGACCAAACGATCTTTTTTGCGCAACAAATATGGCTGAAAAAACATTCAAATTTACCAAAGCAAAAGTTGAGGATTTACCGCCGGCGCCAAAGGGTGGGCGGGCGGAATATCGCGATTCAGAGGTTCACGGCTTAATCGTGCGCGTGTCTGCTGGTGGTGTGAAAACCTTCAGTGTTTCCCGGAAGCAGCGCGGGGAGCATTTTCGCGTGACGCTTGGCCGCTTTCCCGATCTCAGTGTGGAAAATGCCAGGGCAATGGCGGTTCGTGCTCTTAGTGAAATGAGCATGACCAAGAAAAACCCGAATGATCGCCGCAAGCAGGATGAAAAGCGCCAGATAACCTTGCTGGAAGCATTCGAGGAACGCTTGAGAATTCGGGCCCATCGGATAAGTGAGACAACGGCAGAACAGTACCGAGGGCTTCTAACCAACTATTCCGGTGACTGGCTAAAGCAGCCAATGATTAATATCAGCCGTGAGCGCATCGAGCAGCGCCATAAAGCGATAACTGATGGCACTGTATGGTTTGGTGAGGATCGCTCTAAATTACGTGCTGGCGTTGGCCAGGGGAGTAAATCACAGGCTGATGCATGGGGGAGAGCTATCCGGGCTGTTTTCCGGTTCGCCTGGGATCATTATCGCGATGATGAAGGACGAAGCCTGTTACCTGAGCCACCTACAATGGTGCTTAGCACCAAAGGCCACTGGCATGGGTTGGTCAGAAAGACTGAACGCGTCAGAAATAACGATCTGGGGCGTTGGTTTGCTGCAATTGAGCAAGTCCGCCTGCAGGCCGCTGAAAGCCGTGACGATTTTGCGCATGCAGTCTGTGACGCTATCTATATGGCGATGTTTACCGGTTTACGGAAGTCCGAAATCCTGCAACTTGAATGGACTCGAGTCAATATTCCTGGCCTGTATTTCTGGATCGACAAGACGAAGAACGGCGACCCGCTTGAGCTGCCGATTACCCCTTCATTGTTGAAAATGTTCCGCCGGCGCCTCACGCTTAGAAAAGGCGAGGAATCGTATGTTTTTCCCGGCAAAGATGGCGGTGTTATTGGTGAGTCTCGAAACGTTATCGACCGGGTTGTGGCTGCTACTGTTTCTGCGCCTAACCCTGACTCCTTACCCCCAGTCAATTTTAAATACCATGATGCCAGACGCACTTTCGCTTCAGCAGCTGCTTTGGCTGGAATCGATGGAAAGCTTTTAAAACGTCTGCTGAATCACCGGACGCTGCGCAGTGCTGATGTCACTGATGGATATCTTCATTTTGGCGCTGATGAGTTGCTGGAACATGCTGAGAAGGCAGAGCGTTACATACTGGAGAAGGCCGGGCTGGTGGAGAGTAAAAAGGGCATTGATTCACATCTTCTCGCTGTACTTGAAACATTGAGCGATGAAGAAAAACGTAAATTGATATTTTCAATACTTCAAAATGATGACGGTTATAATAAAAATGCTGAAAATAAAAATTAAATTAAATCCTTATGAGGTTTTTTATACAGGGGATGTGGATGTCTACGAAAAGCACAATGTTATTTCAAGGAATCTTGCTTCGCATTCTATCATTAATGGAGTGAATGTTGATTTATTGAGTTGTTCAGATGCAGGTAAAGGGTGTTTGATAAATAAAGTGTCATCTTGTGATTTTAAATTCTACCTTACATTTGAACATGATGATTTTACATTAAGTGAACCACCTGAGGAATTCGAAATTAAAGGTCCATGTTCTGGGTTTAGATTTGTAATTGACGAAAGTATGCCGGGTGTTCATTTACTAAGAGCGGCAATAATACTGGAGCTTTTAGGTCTTGAACAATTGGCTTTCGATATTAAATGCGAATTTTATGCATTTATTGTCAGCGATATTTTTCAAGATACGCTTTTTGAAAAAAACAAAAGTGAAATAATTTCATCTGTGCAAAGTGAAAAGGCCAGAAAACCAAGGAATAAACATTATTCTGAGGTGATGGAGATCATTCGGTTGACGTGGGAGAAATATCCCGCAGCCAGCCCAACGGGAATGCAAGAAAAATTGTCCGTCCATTACCACGGAAAGGTAAGTCGTGGGGCTTTGGGGAGCTGGGTGAACGGGCATGAAGCGCGACCGCCAAAGCCTGAAAAGTATCAGCGTTTTGACTTGGTTTTCCCCCAATAGCCAGCTATTGAGGTTATTTACTGGGTAAAGAGGTGCTTATCCAGTTATTGCCCCTCAGTGCTGGTTACTAGTCTATTTTGTTGATAATCAATGATTAATAGTTATCACCGTCGTTAACCAATAATACGCGGTGATAATTATGAATGTAGTTTCTCAATCCTCTAAAAAACTAACCCGCAGCGAAGCCGCTGAGGCATTGGGTATAACAACCCAGACGCTGGCGAACTGGGCCTGTACTGGCCGGGTGAAAATTCCTTTCCATAAAGTTGGCCGCAAGGTTATCTATCTGCAATCCGATCTGGACGCTTATCTCGCATCAACTCGCAGAACGCAAACGGCGTAGGGGGGGATATGGCACATAAAACAAAGGCGGCCATGCCGGGCCGCCAATGCAATAACACTAAACATATTCAGGATACCAGGCTTGCTGCTGGTGGTCAAAGCTTAGGCGCTCCTGAGATTACAGGAACTGCGCCATTGGCGCGGTTAGGGGGTATGCCGGTAGTTGGACCAACCCCCTTTGAGTCAACGAACTTTTCCGCACACCTACAAACTACCCAGAAATTAGGCTGCTTAGGATGTACGGCATTGGCGCACACCCCATTTCCCCAAATCTGGGGAGAACTGGATCAGCGTTCCGGGTGTACTGCAATGCAGCATACCCCGGAGAAATCCCGTAGTTTCGACCGTTACCCAGATATTGGGTATCACTCCTTGTCGGCTTCCTTGGATTTTTTGCGCTGGCGGCGTTTGATCTCGCCTTTTACAGCCGTGACAATGAATTGCGCTTTTGTCTCTCCATCTTCGAGGTTGCTTTCTAAGTCCGCTACAACATCGTGTGGAAAGCGCGCATTAAGCTGCTGCGATTTATTGTTGGTTGAACCCGTTGCCATTCCTGAATCTCCTTGTGCTAGGTGCGATTCAGTATACGTAAAAAAAATAATAGTAAAAGGCTTGAAGTGCGATTCACTTGCATGTAGTTTTAAAAACAAAGGTGCGATTCACCTTGTAAGCGCGAAGCCCGGCAGTGCGTCAACACTAACCGGGCCTCTAACCAAACCGTTAGTTGAGGTAACAGTTATGGCTGAATTACAGCATACCCAAACTCACCCAAAATTTACATGGCTCTTTCTGGCAACCCCTAAGAGCCATCCAGACTGTTCGCCGGTAGTTCTGCGTTTTGATACTGATACTGAGGAGAATGCACGCGCCGCTTTCCCCGGCTGGGAAATGGTATTCGCCGCCAAAATTCGGGCAGAAGCACCATGCCGGGTCGCGTTCTTTGATTACAACACCCGCCGCGGTTGGGCTTTTGATAGCGCCTCAGATAGAGAGGTGGTTGGCCATGATTAATACATACCGCACTAAAATCGATCTTCTGACATTGGCTCAAGAGATCGCCGCGCTTCTGTCATGCGCTTCTTATTTGGCAACGATCAGAGGCGATGAAGAGCGTCTCCATGTAATGAGTTTAACTGGCCTTGCTTACCGCCTTGCTGATGAACTGGCAAATGAGCTGGATATCTCAGATCTCGACCAAGTTAAGTCTTGCAAGGATGGTGGCCAATGATCAGCAATGTGAAATTTAATGAGCTGGCTGGTCGTGTTGAACAGTTGGTGGGCAAGGTGGAAGAACTGGAAAACCGTATTAAGGCGTTGGCCGATAGTCAGGGGGGAGAGATCCCGCCCGGCATGTCTCCGGTTTCCGCGCTGGCGGCCGAGTTCGGCATAAGCACTAAGAAAGCCGAGGAACTGGCGAAAAACTCCGGCGTGTTGTTGGTTAAGCATAAAGGCGGCGGTTATCTGGCCCATGACGAGAAATTCAGGGAGGCGGCGCGGCTGATACTGCGTAAGGCAACCCGGCGCCGTGGTTCTGCCTACTGGTTCCATCCGCTGATCGGCAAATTCCAGATGAGTGGGGGGATCCCGAAATGAAGAACGCCCCGAACCTGAAACATCTGCCAAAGGAAAAATTCACAGAGGTGGTTATTTTTGCCGGTGCTGATGCCTACACCTACGCCAAGGAATGGGAAGAGTGGATGGGTAAGCAAATTGCCGAAGATACAACGCCGCCTGTCTATCTGGGTCCAAAGCAGCTGGCAGAGCTGGATAATCTGCAAATTATCGACAAAGGGCGCCGTAGTGCCCGTGTGTATCTGGCAGGGAATATCGACCCGATACTGATTAACGCCATTGGTGAGAAGCTGGCGCGGGCTGGAGTGCAGGATGCCCGGCTGTATAAGGGGATCACCGACCGGGAACCGGAGGACTGGCGAGACTACCTGAACCGGCTACGGGAGCGGCCCAAAGATGAAGCCTGCAATATTCGCCAACTGCCAATCACGAAGAGAGAGCGGGTTCAGGAGTTTGTAGAGGTTAGCCCTGCTCTTAACCAGATGGGGGCCAGCCAGCGCGGCGAGGTGCTACTGGCCCACTATGGTGGCGATCTGGCTATTCATGCCGACTCTGACACGGTTCATCACTATAACGGCGTGGTGTGGAACCCGTTGCCGGATAAAGAGCTGCAGCGTGAAATGGCACAGATTTATATCGATGCTGAGGTGGCCTATTCGCAGAACGCCATTAAATCAGCGGTGGAAACCATGAAACTGAGCCTGCCGGTGATGGGCGTGACGGCCAGAAACCTGGTTGGATTTAGCAATGGGGTATTTGATACCCGAACGGGGCAATTCCGGCCGCACAGCAAAACTGACTGGCTGCTGATCGCCAGTGAGCTGCCTTTCAATCCACCAGCCGAAGGGGAAACGCTGGCCAGCCATGCGCCGAACTTCTGGAAATGGCTTCGTCGTTCCGTGGCCAACAACGACCGCAAGACAGATCGTGTACTGGCTGCGCTGTTTATGGTGCTGGCGAACCGGTACGACTGGCAGTTATTCCTGGAGGTTACAGGGCCGGGTGGTAGCGGTAAGAGCGTGATGGCGGAAATCTGCACCATGCTGGCGGGTAAGGCCAATACAGTGTCGGCAAGCATGAAGGCGCTGGAAGATGCCAGGGACAGAGCGCTGGTGGTCGGCTACTCGCTGATCATCATGCCGGATATGACCCGATACGCTGGCGACGGTGCCGGGATAAAGGCTATTACCGGCGGTGACAAGGTTTCTATCGACCCCAAACACAAAGCACCGTATTCAACCCGGATACAGGCTGTCGTGCTGGCCGTCAATAACAATGCCATGACGTTCAGCGACCGCAGCGGCGGTATCTCGCGCCGGCGGGTGATATTCAACTTCACCGAAGTAGTGCCAGAAAACGAACGCGACACACTACTGGCAGATAAGATAGAGGGTGAGCTGGCCGTGGTGATTCGCCATCTGCTGACGCGTTTTGCGGATCAGGATGATGCCCGGCGTTTACTGCACGAACAGCAGAAATCAGAGGAAGCGCTGGCGATTAAGCGTGAAGGTGATTCGCTGGTGGATTTCTGCGGTTATCTGATGGCGTCGGTAGTGTGTGATGGGATGTTTATCGGCAATGCGGAGATTGTGCCATTCAGTCCGCGCAAATATCTGTATCACGCCTATCTGGCATACATGCGGGCCAACGGTCTGAGTAAGCCGGTTTCTTTGATGCGGTTTGGCACCGATATGCCAGGCGCAATGGCTGAGTACGGCAAGGAGTACCAGAAGCGCAAGACTAAACACGGAATACGCTCTAACGTTACCCTGCATGATGATTCCGGAGAGTGGATGCCGTCATGTGCAACTACCTCAGAAAGTGCAGGGGAAGAGTAAAGTTACAGATAAAGTGTTCACCAGTATTCACCATGTTAAAAAATCCATTTATTACATGCTGTTAAGGGGTGAACACTTATTTATAAAGTATTCACCAAAGTATTCACCTGTTCACCTTTTGACTGTTTTCTGCTCTAAAGGGTGAAGGGTTGGGTGAACACTAGTGAATACCTAAAAGTATAGTGTTCACCAGCTAACGTAATGAATTTATTGATGAAAGATAAAGTGATGAACAGGTGAACACTTAAACGTATATTTTTTAATTTTGCAGCAATGAAAACAGCGCTGATGCCCCAGCTCCGATGACAGAGGCCACTGTATTATTCTCCAGAACTTTTAATAACAGTGACTTTGCTTCTTTATCTTCGCTATTTGCGATCTTCTCGACTAATTCCTGAACCGAAATTTGCATCAGCTGGTGATTATTATTGCCAATCTGGATCTGCGCATTGTTTAAGCCGGAAAAGTTCACGTTAGGGGCCTGGTGGTTTCGGGTCTTTGAGGCTTTCAGCGTAACTATTTGTGCTTCAGAATCTATATAGGCTGACATGGCGGCTATATGTGAAGTCACGTCTCTTTTATCCGGAAAATTGATGCCGTCACCACGCAGATTGCGATCAACTTCAGCCATTTTTCCATAGACACGCTGGACTACACTATGCAGAAGGCATCTCGCTTCGTTAACGACCAACTCAGGCGATATTTCACATTCTGTGGCCAGCTTTCCTGCCTGCTCAAGTATTTTTACGCTCTCATCCTCAATGTAGGGTTCGATAAAACCACGCCAGAAAACTTCAACGGGAGAGCCTGAAAACGCAATTCCCTGATAACTGATTTTTGTCCCGTCGAAGCGCTCTATTTCAAATTTAGGACCAGCCGTCAGGAAAGCCCACCTTGTGACGAGCTTGATTAAACGGCTATCAGCAGCTTTTACCAGTTTTTCTAGCCTGGCAAAGACAATCGTTGGTTGATGACCAGGTAATCCTAAAATTTCCACGAGGGTTAACTCCGTTTACGAAAGGTTCTCAACAAGGTTACGTAATAACTTTAAAAATGATTAATCTGTTTTTATGATAAAAAACAATTTACTTACCACTTTTAGCGATCAATCATTGTGACCTGTTTACTTATACAGTAGAGGGCACCATGAGTGACATTAACGATTTAAACACTGGCGAGGCCAAAGGCGGCTCTGTACATCTGGACGCGCAGACCGTTTTACGCCTTAAGCAATACCGTAACGATCATCTGAAAAATCTTCCTGGCCAGCCATTGCCCGGTGTGGCACAGGTAGTCCGGCACGCCGTCAATGCATGGCTTGATGAAAATGGCTTCGCTGTAACGGAAGGTGAAAAATGAAAGGCTGGTACACCATCAAAGCGGCCAGCGATGGCACCAGTGCCAATATCAGCATCTACGAAGAGATCGGCGGCTGGGGTATTACGGCGCAGCAGTTCTCCGAAGACCTGAAAACCCTGGGCGATATCTCCCATATCAGCCTGCACATTCATTCACCCGGTGGCGATGTTTTCGACGGCATAGCTATCTACAACCTTCTGAACAAACACCCGGCAAAAGTTACGGTGCAGATCGACGGTCTGGCCGCCTCAATGGCGTCAGTCATTGCGATGGCCGGCGACCGAATCGTTATGCCGGAAAACGCCCTCATGATGATCCACAAGCCGTGGGGAATCTCTGGCGGTAACGCTAACGATATGCGCGACTATGCGGAGCTGCTGGATAAGGTTGAGAGCGTTCTTATCCCTGCGTATGCCCGCAAAACGGGTAAATCAGCCGAATCGCTGGCGGTGATGCTGGAGGATGAAACCTGGATGGATGGCCGTGAATGTGTGGCCCAGGGCTTCGCTGATGAGCTATTACCGGCGGTCAGCGCAATGGCCTGTATTGAATCGAAACGAATTGAGGATTTTGAGCATATGCCAAAAGAAATTAAAGGGATGATCACCGGCCCGAAAGGCTCCACTGGCAGCGCGGTACCGGAACAGAATCGAATCAACGGGATTAAAGACCTGTTTGCTATGTTCGGCGGTAAGCATGATTCACTGAAAATGCAGTGCCTGGAAAATGTGGACTGCACGCCGGAAAAAGCGAAAGACATGCTGCTGACTGCCCTGGGCAAGATTGCGACCCCATCGAACAAAAGCACTGATGCACACATTTTTGCTGGTAACGGCAACATCACCGGCGACGCTATCCGCCAGGGACTTTATTCCCGTCTGGGTCACGAACGCGCCGAACGCGGGAACCCTTATGCCATGATGAGCCTGTTTGATATGGCTCAGGCATCGCTGGTGGATCGTGGCATTAGTATCAGCGGCTTTGGCAACCGCTCGCAAATTGTAAATCTGGCCTTTACGCACAGTACAAGCGACTTTTCCCATATCCTTGCTGGTGGCGCTGAGAAATCTGTTCTTACAGGCTGGCAGAACAGCGGTGAAACTTTCCAGCAGTGGACGAAAACCGGCTCGCTATCCAACTTCCATGAAGCCAAGCGCGTTGGGCTGAATGGCTTTTCTGAGCTGGAAAAGGTGCCAGAGGGGGCTGAATACAAATATGTCACTACCAGTGACAGCGGCGTACCTATCGCTCTTGCGACGTATGGCAATATCTTCTCCATTACCCGCCAGGCCATCATCAATGACGATTTGAGCCAACTGACGACCGTTCCTCAGGCTATGGGCCGTGCTGCTGCGCGTACTGTAGGTAATCTGGTCTATCTGAACCTGACGGCGAACAGCAAGTTTACAGACGGTAAGCCGCTATTCCATGCCGACCATAAAAACCTCATCGCTAAAGGGATGGATACTGACGGACTTAATGAAGCCCGTAAGGCTATGCGCCTGCAGGAAGACGCGAACGGCGATCCGATCAATGTCATCCCAGCCTATATCCTCGTCCCTGCGGCGCTGGAAGGGGCAGCCAATCGCGCGGTGCTCTCATCTTCCTCGCTGTTCCCTGTAGACCAGGACGGCACACTGAACCAGAACCCCGGTATCATTAACGTGGTTAAAGATATGGCTCAGGTTGTGGTTGAGCCGCGACTGGATAAGTCAGACAACAAGCAGTGGTATGTTGCGGCGGCACAGGGCACAGACACTATCGAGGTGGCTTATCTCGACGGGATGGATACGCCATATCTTGAGCAGCAGGAGGGCTTCACCGTTGATGGTATCGCCTGGAAGGTGCGCATCGATGCAGGTGTGGCTGCGCTGGACTACCGCGGGCTGGTCAAATCGAGTGGGGCATAAGAGCAGAGGGGCGGCCACGGCTGCCCATTTCTCGTGGGTCCTCCGGGCGGGGCGACCTTCCACGGGGCGGCGCGCTCGCGGGAAACGGCTGGTTTTTGAATTCTATAGTCATCATCATCATTTGCTAACTAATTGATTTTAAATATATGAAAATCCCCAAAAATAGCAATGATGATGGATTGTGTGTTTTTTGTTCGCCATCATCGGAGGGTAATGATGAAAACAATACGGCTGACAATTACTGAACTGGCCGACGTCACCGGAATTCACCGACAAACGGTATCAAAGCGCCTGCAGGATATTCCGCCTGAGTCGGGCAGCAGTTGTAAGAGAAAGTATTACGATCTGAAATTAGCTTTAGCGGCAATTTTCTCTAACGGAGAAATACAGAATGCAAAGTAAAGATGTTATGACCCAGATTGAACTGAGTGGTGTGCTGGGTGACAAATTCGGCAAGAGTCATCAACGTTTAATCAGCACGATTCATGAGGCCGGGATTGCGTTAGCTGCGACTATTCCGGGGTTTGAAAAGTTCATGATTAACAGTAGAGAGCAGGGACTGACCTTTGCTGTTTTCAGAGGGAAAAAGAATATTGGCGAGGATGATTTGGGTTTTCCCATTACTGGCGAAGTTATCCGGATTGTGCCGGTTGTCATCGGCAGTAAAAAGGCAGGGATTATGCAAACCATTCTTGGCGCAGTGCTGGTGGTTGCTGGAGCCATTTTATGGGCCACACCCATTGGGGCGCCGCTCGTTGCGTCTGGTGTGGGTATGATGCTGGGCGGCATCGTCCAGATGCTTTCCCCTCAGCCAGCAGGTTTAGCCCGTAAAGAATCCTCCGAGAATAAAGCCTCCTACGCCTTTGGAGGCGTCACCAATACCGCCTCACAGGGTTATCCCGTTGGTTTACTTTATGGTAAGCGACGAATTGGCGGCGCGATTATCTCCGCTGGTATCTATGTGGAGGATCAGCTTTGACAAACCAGGCGAGGCTCTGGCCGGAAGGGGAGATATTTACCCGTAAGGTGTTGATACCGACAAATTACGATCCACTACCCGTTGAGGTGGTTTACGTTGTTCCACCGTTCGAGGTCGTCGTTGCTCTATGGCAGAACAAGGAGCATGAAAAAACTTACCCACTGTTCCGGCAGTTTATTCAGGGCTGGAGCCTGGAAGAAAAACTAACCGATAACGTGCTTAAAGCCTTTCTGGCGGCTTACTCAGGGACTGCGGATGCAATTTTTTATGGCTGGTCAGAATATATGAAAGGCTTTTTGGCTGAATGCCAGAGCGAGTTAAGTTTTACGCCGACTACTGTAAATTAATCGATTCGTATGCTTTCGCCCTCAATATGGGGGCGCCTATCATCACCATCATCATGGGTAACACAGCATTCCCCTGGCAAGCCGTAGCGTGAAACCATGCAATGAATGCCGGGGGCGCTTCCGCCAT